GATGGCAATGCATTAACCATGGAAAAATTTTCTGAATATTATGATGAACATGTTCTTACCAGAGATCAATTAATCAATTTACAATTTGAAAAAAATCAAGAACAAGAAGTTCTTTTACCAGATGGTCCTCCTTGTTTACAAACTATTTTTGCTGCAGGTCCTATTGTAGAAGGAGAAGCAGTAGATCATGCAGGTAGAAATAATGGTCTATTTAATATTGGAGTTTATTTACGAAAAGTAAATCCGGATACATGGAAGGATAAATTAGAAGAATACAATGTACCAAGATATATCAATCCGCCATTAAAAGCCAATGATGTTCTTACGGTTATTAATTCATTAGATAAAAAACAATATGATTATAAATGTAATGACAAACCTATCTGTGCATTTTGCCAAGAAAAACTTTGTTATACTAGGAAGTATGGAAAAGAAGGCGCAGCCATGCCTGAGATTACACAGATTAAAAAATTAAATTCAGATCCACCATTGTTTTTTGTCACCGTAGATGGAGAGACTTTAGAAGTAGAACCAGAGGTATTACATGATCCTGAAAAATTTTCTATTGTATGTTTAACACAATTAAACAAACCATTACTTCCTATTGCTAAACTGATCTGGAGAAAAATGATTTCTAAATTATTAAATGAAATGGATGAACCATTAGAAGCTCCAGATGATATGAGAATAGATGTGCAGTTAAAAGAAGTATTAACTGAATTTGTGAGTCGTGCTCCAGGGAAATCTTTATCTGATATTAAAAAATCAAAAGCATTTGTAGAGGATGGTATCTGTTATTTTAGATGGAAAGATTTTTGGAGAGCATTAGTAAGAACTAAATCATGGCCAGATAAAACATATCCAAAAAATAAGACAATGAGATTAGTGCAAAATTTATTTGGTGGCAAGCAGGTATTTAAAAGAATAGATGAAAAGACAGAACGAGTTTGGGCAGTAGATGAAGTAGATTTAGATAAAGTATTTATTAGAAAGAATAAAGCTAAAGATGCTCCATTCAAATAGAACTATTATTCCTGGTCCACCAGGAACAGGAAAAACTTATCGTTTAATTAATCATCATCTAGCAAATGAATTAAAAACAACGGATCCAAAAAAAATAGTTTATATTTCTTTTAGTAATGCAGCGGCTAATGAAGCTAGAAAAAGAATAGAGTTATTATATCCTAACAAAGAAGTATTAGTCAGCACACTTCATTCCTTGGGAACTAGAGAATTACAATTAGATACGAATACACAATTATTACAAGGAACTAATTGGAATGGTTTTAAAAACTATTCACAAATATGTCAGGACTTAGAATTTGAAACAGTGACAAATGAAAGCGGTATTCCTGAATATAGAAATAATTATATGAAAGTTATTGACTATGCTCGTTCTAAAAAAATTATTAATTTAGAAGATGCAGCAATAGAATTAGATATTATTGATTCTATTGACATGGGTTTGTGTAATCAAATTAAACAAGATTTAGATGATTATAAAAAACAATTTAACATGTTTGAATTTTCAGACATGATATCCGAGTTTATCAAGAAAGATAAATGTCCTTCCCTCGACATAGTTTTTCTTGATGAAGCACAAGATCTGAGTCCCTTGCAATGGGACATGTTCTTTTACATTGAGTCCAGATGTAAACGTTCTTACATTGCAGGGGATGATGATCAAACGATTTATTCGTTTCAAGGTGCTGATCCTACTATCTTTATTAATCTAGAAGGTACTCTAGATGCACAAGAACAATCGAGACGAGTACCTAGAAGCGTGCATCGAGTGGCTATGAAAATATTAGCTAATGTGGAACATAGACGAGAAAAAGTTTGGCTGCCAAGAGATGCTGAAGGTGAAGTAATTGAGGATATGTCATTGGAAAATATAGATTTTTCTACTGGTGAATGGATGATTTTAACCAGAACTAATAATCAAATGAAACCGATTGTAGAATACATATTATCTTTAGGACATAGATTTGAGTGTAAATATAATCCTCTACTTCCTAATGACTTGATGCAAGCAATTGATATCTGGGATCGTTTAAATAAAGGTGCAAGTGTATCCGGAGAAGAAGCGCAATTGGTATATACCTATTTAACTTTTAAAGATGAACAAATTAAATATAAATTTTCTGGAGGTAAATCCTTAGATAATGTGGATAGTGTGGATCTAGATGAATTGATGCTGAATCACGGGTTGCTAGTGACAGGCGGCTGGGAACTATTTAATATAAATGAAGAGCAAAGATTATATATAAAAGATTTAATAGATAAAGGAGAAAATTTAACTAAACGTGCAAGAATTAAAATATCTACCATACATGGTGTTAAAGGAGAAGAACGAGATAACGTTATTCTTTTTACAGATTTAGAAAAAATTATTTATGATGCAGCTTTACGAGACAAAGATACAGAACATAGATTGTTTTTTGTGGGAGTCACGAGAGCAAAAGAAAAATTATACATCATGAGTAATGATTACGATTATCAATATAACATAGGAGAAGAAATTATATGACACATAAAGAAGACTTAGAACGATTGTTTCCATCATCGAGACAAGAAGGAGGAGATCATTATGCTAAACATAAAATTCAACCATACACATTTATTACAACCAATAACCTTTCTTTTTTTCAAGGAAATGTTATAAAATATGTAATTCGTTATAAAGATAAAAATGGTATTGAAGATCTTAAAAAAATAATTCATTACTGTGAACTAGAAATAGAAAGGTTAAGAAAATGAATTTTGCAATGTTAGTAACTATTGTAGTAGTAATATATTATGTTATTTGAAGCAGCTACAGAATGGAATTGCCCCGACCATTTTCCTGATTTAAGTCAGGCAAAATATATTGCAATTGATTTAGAAACTAGAGACCCTAATTTAAAAACACAAGGATCAGGTGCTGTTCAAGGTAATGGAGAAATTATTGGTATTGCAATAGCTGTAGAAGGTTGGTCCGGATATTATCCTATTGGTCATAGAGAAGGAAATTTAGATAAACGAGTTGTGTTGGAATGGTTTAGAGAAGTTTGTGCAACTGATTCTGTAAAAGTATTTCATAATGCTATGTACGACGTGTGTTGGATACGATCTTATGGAATTAAAATTAACGGCCATATTGTAGACACTATGTTAATGGCTTCTTTAATTGATGAAAATAGATTTAGTTATACGTTGAATAGTATTTCTTACGAATATTTAAGAGAAGTTAAAGATGAAAAAGGATTAAAAGATGCAGCAGAAGCTGCAGGTGTAGATGCAAAATCAGAAATGCATAAACTTCCAGCCATGTATGTAGGAGCTTATGCAGAAAAAGATGCAGAACTTACATTAGAATTATTTAAAGTATTATCAAGAGAAATTACCAAACAAAATTTAACAGAAGTATTTGATTTAGAAACAAGATTATTTCCTTGTTTAATTGATATGAAATTTAAAGGCGTTCGTGTTGATGTCGAACAAGCTCATAAATTGAAGAAACAGTTATCCACACAAGAAGAAGCATTGTTGCTAGAGATACGAAAAGAAACAGGAATAGACACTCAAATATGGGCAGCACGATCCATTGCAGAAGTTTTTGATAAATTACAGTTGCCTTATTTACGAACTGAGAAATCACAAGCGCCATCCTTTACTAAAAATTTTTTGTCTGAACATGAACATCCTTTAGTGCAAAAAATAGCAAAAGCTAGAGAAATAAACAAGGCTCATACAACTTTTATAGACACTATTTTAAAACATTCTTATCGTGGTAGAATTCATGCGGATATTAATCCCATACGTTCTGATCAGGGTGGTACCGTTACAGGGAGATTTAGTTATTCGAATCCAAATCTCCAACAGATTCCAGCGAGAAATAAAGATTTAGGCCCTATGATTCGTAGACTATTTATTCCAGAAGAAAAACATGTATGGGGATGTTTTGACTATTCTCAACAAGAACCAAGACTCGTTGTACATTATGCAGCATCTACAGAACCTATTTGTTTTGATTCATCTGTAATTGCTATTGTAGAAAAATTTAAAAATAATTCAGTAGACTTCCATCAAACGGTTGCAGACATGGCAGGTATTTCTCGTTCTCAAGCTAAGACCATTAATCTTGGATTGTTTTATGGAATGGGTAAAGCAAAGTTACAAGCAGAATTAGGTTTAAATACTAAAGCAGAAGCAGAAAATTTATTTAATCAATATCATCAAAACGTTCCTTTCGTAAAAGAATTAATGAACAGAACTTCTGCGCATGCACAAACATCAGGAAGTATTGGAACATTACTAGGTAGAAGATGTAGATTTGATAAATGGGAACCAACTACGTTTGGTATGCACACACCTATGAGTTATGAAGAAGCAGAACGAACTTATGGTAGAGGAAGAATTAAAAGAGCGATGACATACAAAGCATT